TCTTGTCTATCCTGGTGGGTAAAAAACCCTTTTCCAGTGTTTGTAGCGGTACCATACATAAATAATTCCATAATTTTTACTCCTTTGTTTTTACTATATCTTTAAATTCATTCATTATCAACTACTTGTTAATGTTTTTGTTGCAGCGGCTGTTGTAAATTCTTCTGTTGCTACAGTATAACTTCCTGTATAACCACCTGCTTGAACTCCTGCAGTGGTGTTTACCCCAATCCCATTTGCAGAACCTGATCTAGCTGTTGCTAAACTTGCTGTTGCAGCCCAAGATGTACCATTATATACTTCTGTTGCAGCAGTAAAGGGAGGGGCATCTCCTCCTGCACAAATAGATGCAGTTTGTCCTGCAGGTCCACCAAAACCATTAACAGTATTTCTAGCTGTACCCATTGATCCACCGGCTGTCCAGTTTGTTCCGTCATACTCATACGTAGCTGCTGTGTTACTTGGATCAGCTCCTCCAAAAACTAAACCTGCAGTTAATGTCCCTGTTCCTCCACCCATATTACCTTTTGTAAAAGGAGCCGTTGGCACCGCTCCCCAATTAGTTCCATCCCATTCCTCTACAGTATTACCACCAGCAGTAGGAGAACTATCTCCTCCCATACATACCGCAGCTGTACTGACTCCAAAACCTTGACCTGCTCTTTTAGCTGTAGGAAGTGAGTTTGTGGCTGTCCAAGCTGTGCCATTATATAATACTGAAGTTGCTTGTCTTACTCCAGGAGAAGCATTATTAATTCCCCCAAAAGCTAAAGTTGTTGACTCTGTAAGTCCACATGCCATAATACTTTCATCTTCAGAAGGGTAATTACCACCACCAGTCCAAGCTGAACCATTATATTGTTCTGTTGAATTTGTATTACCTGTAGGTGCACCTTCTCCACCAAATGCCAAACCAGATGATTCTGAACCTGCTCCTCCAATATGTGCTCTTGCAGTAGACATATTTCCAGAAGATGCCCATGATGCAGTACCTAAAATACCATCAACACGCAAATTACCTGTAGTAGAATTATACCATACCTGACCATCTTCTGCTCCGGCAGGATCTGCTGATAAGTATTTAACTCTCAGTCCTCTGATTGTGTTGTATCCAGCCATTTATAAATTCCTTATGGGAGTGTTATTTGACTTGGTCTACTTGAAATAGTTTTCTGCTCATCAGACAATGCATCCCATGCTGTTTGTGCCGCAGTTACTTCTGCATCCACTAAAGCCTGTGCTTCCGTTTTTGTCTTTTCAACACCGTTCTTTTCAGCTAACCATCTTGCGCCTTTTTCATTGAAACCAATGACCCAGACGTTTGCAGGGTGACCTTGAAGAAAAAAATCTTGTCTATCCTGATGAGTGAAGAATCCTTTTCCAGTGTTTGTAGCAGTACCATATATAAATAGTGCTTCTCTTAGTGCCATAATATTTACTCCTTTGTTATTATTATATCGTTAAACTTAATCATTATCAACTAGATGTTAATGTTTTGTAACCTAATTGAACTACTTCACCTGTATATTCTTCTACTAGTATTCTACTTGGTTCTCCTGCACTAACTAAACCTGCACTAGTAGTAGAAGGTGTTCCAAGACCGTTTGCAGTTGCTCTTCCCGTAGCTAAACTTGCTGTAGTTGACCAATTAGTACCATCATATAATTCTGCTGCATTAGTAGTTGGTCCTCCTCCTCCACCTGCACCATCTATTTGAGTTCCAAATGCCCATGCTCCAGAGTGTCCTAAAGTTGTACTGTTGACTGTTGACCAAGATGTTCCATTATATTCTTCAACTGTAGTAGCAACTGTTGGTGGTGTTCCTGCTCCTCCTCCACCAAACATAACACCTGCAGTTAATATTCCAAAACCTCCAGGTTGTTCTGATCTTGCCGTATTTATACTATTACCTGCTGTCCAAGAAGACCCATTATATTCTTCTGAACTATTGGTTGCAACACCTGGACCACCTATATAACCACCAGCTTTTACAGCTGCAGTTAGTGTTCCAAAACCAATTCCAGCGTCTGTTCCTGTATTTACAGTTCCACCTGCTGTCCAATTTGTACCATCATATTCTTCTGTTGCACTTGAAGTACCTGGATATAAATTTCCACCAAAAGCTAAAGCTGCTGTTTGTGAACCTGTTCCCATTGCATTAAATACAGAAACGCTTCTATTATTTCCTTCAGTCCAAGAGGTCCCATTATATTCTTCTGAGTTTACAGTTGAATAATTAGGTAAAACTCCATCATTTCCACCAGATACTAAAGCTGTTGTTTGTGTACCTGCTGCTGCTGCACCATTATGTTTTGTATTTAAACTACCACCACTAGCCCATGTTGCAGCTACTGGGGAGTAGATTGAAGGAGCATTTAATATTATTGTTGAAGTAGCATTAACTGGAGTTGGATTTCCACCTGCTACTATTGCAGACGTACCTGTTCCACAACCTTGAGTATCACTTCTACCTGCAGGTAAAACTGCACCAGATATTGACCAAGATGTTCCATTATAATCTTCTGTTTGAGTTGTATTAGCAGATCCAGGTGGAATAGTACCCCCATAAGCTACTGCTGCTGAAGGTGATCCTGCACCTAGTAAAGCTTGTCTTGCTGTATTCATTGAACTACCACTTGTCCAACTAGATCCATTCCAAGTTTCTGTTGCTGCAGTTGCTGCACCTGGTACTTGACCTCCAAAAATCAGTGAAGCAGTTGAAGTACCACCACCTGCGGCAATAGCTCTTCCTGTATTTATATCATTTCCTTCAGACCATGAACTACCATCCCAAATTTGATTAGTAGTAGCATAATCAGTAGCTGAACTACCCCCACCAATAGCTAAAGCGGCAGTTTGTGTACCTGTACCTACCATTTGCATTGTAGCAGTTACTAAATCTCCAACTTCTGACCATGAAGTTCCATTCCAAGATTCATTTAGTGCACTTCTATAAGGAGCTGAACTTGGAACTCCTCCAAAAGCTAAAGCTGCAACTTGTGTTCCAACTCCACTTGAATAACCTATTCCGTCATTCATGTCAGCAACATTAGTCCAACTTGATCCATTATAAGATTCAGTATTATTTGTTCCACTAGGAGAAGGAGGAAAACCATATCCTCCAGCTACTATTGAAGCTGTTTGACTTCCTGCCATAATAGCCCCTGATGTACCTCTGGTTAAATTTCCACCACTAGCCCAACCACCAACACTCAGAACCGTTTTAAAAGTACCAGAAGTACTGTTATACCAAACTTGGCCCTCGGCTTCAGCACTTGTTGGATCTGTGCTTAATACTTTAACTGTTTTTCCGTATAGTTCTTTTAATGTACTCATAATTTTTAACTTGTTGTAAATGTTTGTGTTGCAGCGGCGGCTGTAAATTCTTCTGTTGCGTCTGTAACAGAGGGTGTGTTACCACCTGCGGCTAATGATGCTGATGTCGTACCATTACCACTAAGAGAGTATCTTGCAGTGGACATATCAGCTATTTCTGTCCAAGATGTTCCATCATATTCTTCTGTAAATGCTCGTGTAGGATTTTGCCCACCAAAAGCTAAAGCGGCAGTTTGAATACCTGATCCACCTGCCTGTTGTCTAGCAGTGTTTAAATTATTTCCTTCTGACCATGATGAACCATTCCATTCTTCTGAAACATTATAAAGAGTATAACTTGGTGCAGGTCCTTCTCCACCAAAACCTAATGCAGCAGTTGAAGTTCCAGCACCTGCTATCCCTACTCTAGCTGTGTTCATAGTCGCTAATGCTGTCCAAGTAGTACCATTGTAAGATTCTGTCCCATCTCCTCCTCCAAAAGCTAATGCGGCAGTTTGTATTCCTGCACCTGCTAAACTTCCTCTTGCAGTATTTAAATTATCTCCCTCTGTCCATGAAGTACCATTATATTCTTCCGAGTCTGCTGTAGTAGGAGTACCTCCAAAAGCTAACCCTGCTGTTTGAATACCTGCTCCTGCTATTTGAAATCTTGCAGTGTTTAAACTATTACTTGAACTCCACGATGAACCATTGTATTCTTCAGTAACACCTGTAGGAGAATTATCAGGTAATCTACCACCAAAAGCTAAAGCTACTGTTTGAGTACCAACAGAAGCAAGAGCTTGCCTTGCTGTTCCAAGATTACCTCCCGCTGACCACGCACTACTTAACACTACACCTTTTAAAGTTTGACTTGTAGAATTATACCACATCTCTCCTTCACCAGGATTAGATGGATCTGATGAAAGGGATCTGATGTTTCGTCCAGCTATTTCTTTGAATGTTGACATTCAACTCCTTAATTATTCTGGAGCAGCCAACCTTGTGTACTATCAACATACACCAAAGTAAAACCTGCTCTCTCAGTTGCTACTGTTAAATCAGCTGCAGCGCCTTGTATGTTATGTGAATTTCTTGCTATAGTCAAATTGTTAGTATCAAAGGTTCCTGCATAATCTATAAACGAAATAAAGTCTCCTATTGCAGCGGAAGTAGGAAGAGTGACTGTGAATGCTCCACCTGTTGTATTACAAAAATATCCACTACCTATTACAGCATTTGCTGGATCAGCAGTAATAACTGCTTGCCAAGAAGCGCCACCGGCTACATCTACAAAAGATAAAACTCCAGATCCGTTGGTACTTAAAACTTGATCTGCTGTCCCTGTTGCTGCGGGTAAAGTTAATGTGTACGCAGGACTAACAGCTGTGGGTGCTTTTAAACCAACATATTCTGCTCCTGAAGTATCACCTAATCTTAATTCTCCTGCTGCATCAACTACAAGATTAGTTCCATCCCAAACTAAATTAGCCGAACCACCAAAAGCATCACTGTTATTAAATTGAATTTGTGTATTAGAACCACCTGGAGTTCCTAAAGGTACATCGACAATATTAGTTCCATCTGCAAATACTTGCTTGAAACCTTTATCTGTTGCACTAAAAGTTACACCTGTTCCACCTGTTTGTTCTACCGCAACAGTAAAAGATCCTGTAGTTGCGTTTTGTAAAATATATGTTTTTTCAATACCTGCAGCTAACTGTACTGTTTGATTTCCAGTTATAGCTCCTGTAAATTTTATAATAGCATTTCTTCCAAGTGATAATGTTTCTTGTGTTATGGGTAATTGTGTAGTTTGAACACCACCCGCAATAGATTTTTCTTCGTAACCTGCAATAGCTTGTTGTACTAAATTTAAGTTGGTATTTGTTTTATCACCCCATGTTCCCGAGTTTTCACCCGTGACCATTAATTCCAGTTTAAGATCTGTCGAATATGCTGATGTCATTTAAAAATTCTCCTATTATGTTAATATTTTACTATGTTTAAGCAGCTAGATCAACCTCAGTCCAAGTATTATTTACGTCTAAATCAACCTCTGACCATGGCGTTACTGCTACATTTCCTACATTAGCACTCATTGAAATACCTGTTACAGATACATTAGCTGTTTGTTCAGTAGTTACAGAACCTATAGAAGTGTAACCAATTAAAGAACTTAAATCTACTACAGATACAGCATCTACATTTCCTACATTACTATTTAAAGTTAGTGTGGTAGCTAAAACAGTAACATCTGTAACTGCTATCTCTCCACCTAAAGAAGCTGTTAATGATATTCCGGTTACATCTACAACTGAAACTGGATCTACATTTCCTAAACTTCCTGTTAGTGAAGTTCCTGTTACATCCGCTAAAGTATTTGCATCTGCAATTGCAGATCCTACTGCAGTTTGTAATAATCCAGCAGTTGTTGTAACTGGACCTACTGCAATCTCTACTGTTGAGCTACCAATTGAACTTTGTATTGTGTGTTCGGTAACATTGATAGATATACTTCCATCAACTTGAATATCTACAGGCCCTATTCCCATTGATGCTGCAGTACCTTGTATAGTGATTCCTGCAACGGCTCCAATATTAGCAGATAAAGAAATGCCTGTAACATCTACATTTATTCCAATACCTACTGCTTCATTTCCAATAGCTGAAGTTAAAGATTGACCTGTAAGTGTAACTATAGTTTCAGCTACTGATGTAGCTGTACCAATTGAAGAAGATAAAGAAATACCTGTAATGATTGTAGAGTAAGGCACTCCCCATGCCATACTTCCCCATTGGTTTCTTCCCCAACCTGCGTTTAATTCCGCAACAATTGTTTCGTTACCAATACTTGGAGTAAGTGCTATTCCGGTTACATTAACGCTAAGACTATTTTGTTCGCCCCATTCGTTTAGTCCCCATGTACCATTATCCCAAGTATCAGCCATTTCATTTTTCTATGTTGTTACGCAATTCTTAAAATCGCAGCACTTGTAGTAAATGCTGGGAATTGAACTGTAAAAGTTCCAGAAGTTGCTGTCTTATCTGCACCAAAATCTAATACACAAACAGAGTCAGTAGTTCCTGAACCACCTGATGTAGTTGTGTTATAAATTAAAGCACCTCTTGCTGTTAAACTAACTGAAGTGAATGATAAGTTATCAAAATCTACAATAGCTGTTGCGCTTGCCATTGATACACTTGGGTTAGGTTTAACTAAAGCTCCACCACCTGCTGAGTATGAACCTGTATTTGCTACCTCTTCTGCTACTGCATAGTTAGTTGTTGATGCACCTAAAGTTGCTTGTGAATCATAAAGTGCTAGTTTAAAAGAACTTCCACTTGTGTATTGAAACTTGTGTGCTCCTTCTAATAATTCTTTTTTAAATGAATTACATATTGCGTTTGTTGTTATTGACATAATAATTTCTCCTTTTTCTTATTAATATTAGCTTCCTGTTTGATTTGGTGAAGGTGATGGGATTACTATTCTCGGTACTCCGTCATCGTATTCACCTCTTCTTCTTCTACCCATTTGTTGTAGGGCAAAATTTTGTAGTTCTTCTTTATACTTACTTTCGTATAACTGTAACATATCTTGAGGCCCTTTTAAATATCTGAAGCATTCTGCTAATACTCCGTGTAAAAGCATTCCTTCTTGATATTTAGATAAGTAAGTAGTATTCGAAGATGTAAAATTAGGTGGTGTTTTAATAAAATTTAACTGTACTACATAAGCTGCCGCTGGAGTTGGAGCAACAATTACGTTAAACTCATCCCAGTCAGCCCAATAAATTGGAGCTCCTGTAGTGTTAGTTGGATTATATTCTGAAATAAAACTAGTATCTCTTTTTTCTAAAAAAGTTCTTGTGGTTGTTGTAGTCGCACCTACAGTGGTAGTAATTAAAGATTGTAAAGATCTTACAATCATACAGTCTGCAGGTAAACTTAAAGCTCTATTGTTTGCGGTAAATGTAGATTGATCATATTTTCTTAAGTCATCATAATCAACTGTACCCGCTACATTTAATTCTACAATTCTAATAAATTCTTGAATAATAGAATCTGATAAAACAGTATTATCTACTTCTGTATAATTTCTTACTTGTGTTAAAAAAGTTGAGTGTGCAATAGCCATTATGAAATAACCACCTCTACTACTCCTACTTGAGGAAGTAATTGTCTTCTTCTGTTTTGTAATGAAGGGTTAGTTGGAACCATTCCTATACCAATATTAGAAATATTAGTTGCATAATTATCTCTATTATCAATAGAGTTTCTAGTGTTAAAAGCAAAATTTCCAGGTAAAGTTAAGTTAGCTACACCTACCATAGTTCCACCTGAGTTAGCTGAAACTGCACCTATTTGTTTTGGTTGTTGAAATCTTTGTGATCTAGGATTTTGTAAAGCAACCGCATCTGCCTTATGGTAAGGAGGATCAATCTGAGGAGATTTAGGTTCATATTCTGTAATATGAACTAACGACCCATTCCATTCTTTAACCATTTCAGTATATGGAAATGCCATACCTGATCTATCAGAAATTGCTAATGATCTTCTACCTCTTGCCCAAGACATTATACGCCATCTCCATAATAAGTTTGTGGTGAAATATAAACTGAAGTTCTAGAACCGTCTTCTCTTAATGCTCTAACCATCTCATCTTCATAAATTCTATTTAACATTTCCGTTCTTGCTGGAGCTCTTTTTTGAGATAAGAAATATGCAAGACCTGAAGCCATGCAAGGTAAGAATCTAAAAGGTAAATTAGGATCATCTGTATAGGACCCCGCATCCTCGATTCTATTAATAGAATAATATTTTAATGTTGTATAAGTAGAAGCATCTGGAGTTAAATATAAACTAATAGTTGGTGTTATTTGTCTATCTACAAAATATTGTGAAGGCTGACCTGTTTGATATTTATTAGGAATAGCTTGATAAGCTGATCTATCAACTTTAGTTAAAGTTACATCTTGAGTATTTGTATTATTTTGTGCTGTCGGTGTTGTAGAAATATAAGCTTCTAAAACATCTGAAACGTTTGAAGGTACAGAATATGTTGGTGTACCAGCAACTAATGCAACTTCATTTAATTCTACTTTCCAAAGATGAACACCTCTATTACCCCATTCAGAAAATAAAATATTTAAACTTCTTCTAGCAGATTTTAAATCATGTCCACTATTAGATTGAATACCAATTCTCTCATACGCTTCTGAGATAACGTCATCAATAGTTAAGTTAAAAGATGTAGTTCCTGATGTAGCCATAGATACACCTTATTAAATTAAATCTTTGCTATATTCTGAAACAGTAATAAATTCACCATCCATAGCCTTAACCATTTTACCTTTTTTGGCTTTAACTTTATCGTAAATTTTTCCAGGTTGTAATGCTTCATTTTCTAAACCCATACCTGAAGTTCTAGCTGCACCAAAACCTCTAGTAGATGGTTTGTCCATCATCATACCTTTGTTTGCTTTTTTCATATATCCTCCATGTCTTGCTTTTTTTTGTTCTGTAGCTTTTTCATACATTGAAACAAGTGGTATTCTTCCATTTGAAGCCATGCCAGTAGCGCCCATAGAAGTTGCTTCACTTTTACCTTTAAATAATTTCTTAACCATTTTTCTTCCTTTTTTAGTAAGCGCTGCCGCTAGTCCTAAAACTGCTTTTTTTGGTTTCATCATTTTAAAATCATTACCTGAAATTTTACCATCTCCGTCTCTATCTAATTTT